GCGAACCTTCTTTTCCTTTGGGGGCTCGGAAGTCGCCTCCGCTACCGCCGGGGGAGCCGGAGCCGCCTTGGGCTCCTTGGGAGGCTTCACCTCCTTGGGCTCCTTGATGTAGTGGGGGTTGATGAACTTCTGGATATTCAGAAAGGTCACCTGGATGCCCTCTGGAACCTGCAGCAGGTCCTGGAGCGTCGCATCCATGGCAATCTTCTGGCCATTCTTCAGGCCCTTGGCCTCCACATACTCGTTCACCTTGCGAGTCACCTGGGAGCGAGACATCAGGTCCTCGGGACCCAGGTTCAGAAAGGCCCGGAGCTTGTCGGACAGCTTCAGGGGCTTGTTGAAACCATTATTGGCGGCGCGAGCCTTAGCCTTCTCACCCTGAGGGTCCTCCATGTGCTGGCGGATCTTGCGCATATCCTTGCGAAGTGCCTTGATCTCCTTCAGCAGGTCATTGATAGAAGTCTGGTCCATTGTACTATACACGGGACGGGTACCTTTAAGCCAGGAATGACGATATCAAAATTAGAATTAACAACAATGCAGGCGCTATAAATAGCTGCCATAGAGGCATCCGAACTGGCGCCTCAGCAGCAGGCTGTAAAACTGTTTCACCAGCTGGAACGCTTGTTGAGTCTGACTGGGGTAAATTTTCATTAAAACCTTCTGGTAAAGTTTCCGAATATTGTGACGGGTCAATGTGAAATCGAACTCCCCGTACACTTTTGTTGCATNCCCCGCCACAACATCCAGGATCGCATGGATAGACGAGACCATTCTGCCTGTTCACGTATCCACATACGTTAGAATAAGGATCCATTTCGTCAGCAAGGCACATGCATTGTTTTAAAACAAATTCTCCACGGCACGGAAAGGTCGCGCTCATCTAACTATAAAGAATATAATAATTATTGATATACAATGGAGTACGGAACACCTCAGAAGCTGCCAAACGGCCGTTATTTCCTAAAGATTAGTTCAGCCCGGCACCAGGTGAATGGTCTCATTCTCCAGGATCCCATGGAGACCAAGTCTGTTTCCTTCAAGGTTGATGACCCGAGTCTGTTTGCCAAGATTGATGCCGAGATTATCGCCAAGGCCAAGGAGTCCAAGGTTGAGTGGTTCAGGAAGGAGAACCTGAGCGATGAGATTATTTGCGCCGCATATCAGGAGAGCATCACCGACAGCACGCTCGATGCGACTCTGCTGACTGTCAAGGGTGAAATTCGGGCCCTGGCGTTTGATACCCAGAAAAACCCCATGGAACTCCAGGCGGTGGAGCCTGGCACAAAATGTGACGTAATTCTGGAACTTTCCGGTCTTTGGTTTCTCAAAAAGTCATTCGGGCCCATCTGGCGCGTCATCCAGGTTCGCACCAGGACTGCGCCCAAGGTTCATCCCACCAAGGAATATTTGTTCACTGAGGAGCCAGCCGATGATGAGCAGGAGGCTGATGACCCGGCGGACTATCTTGACATGGATTAATTTATTCGTATCCTAATATAAGATGAATCGGAAGCGGGTCGCCATAATTTTGCTGGTCGTGATTATTCTTTTCCTTCTGTTTAGCGGAGGCCGCAGCGGATTTTCCAACTCGTCCCCACCAGCAGCACCCCTTGCCGGAACTCAGAATGTAATGACGAATAATACCGTCATGGCTCCAGCAATTGTAAACGCGGCGCCCGTTCCTCAGGCGCCAAGTGGTGGTATGCCCGCAGCCATGGATGATGGCATTTCTGCAGCATCCCTGATCCCCCGTGAGGTTGTGTCGACCGACGACTATGGGCAGTACGACCCGAGCGCAATTCTGTCCGGTATGACCTTCCTAGATCCCAGGAGCCAGATTGGATACCCAGAGACTCTGGGCGGCGTTCTGCGCAACGCCAATCGTCAAGAGCGGTCCGAGCCCCTGAATCCCCGTGACCCAGTCAGTATCTTCAACCTCAGCACGATACCTCCTGACATTATGCGGCCCAGGTTTGAGGTTGATTTTGAATACCAGTAGGCGCCGCGCTATACATATAAGAATAACCTCCAAAACAATAGAAATGGAGTTTAAAACAGCAACGCAAGAATGGATAGCCTTGAAGGCTCAACTCCTCGCAGCTCGCAAAGATCTCTCCACGCTGAATTCACGTGAAAAGGAGCTTCGCAAGTTTGTGATACAGCACATGGCAATCCACGAGATTGATACTATCAAAATTCACGACAAGATCAAGGTAAATTTCAAGAAATCCAAGAAGAAGGGGTCTCTGTCGAAGGATGTCATCAAGGCTGGTCTACGGTCATTCTTTGGTGGAAACGACGCCCAGGTCGAGGGTGCATTTCAGGCCATCATGGATGCCGCGCCCGTGAAGGAGACATCGGGTGTCACTGTGACTGGTCTAAAGCTATAAGCCGTTCATTAGTAAACTACAATGGGTATCAACGACGAGTATTCCCGCGATGCCTACAACTACGACCTGGCATATGATTCAGACGATGGGTACGAATCTCCCGAGTTACTCGACCCGGAGGATTGGCAGGATTGGCATTCCGAGGAACTCTTGGATGCATGGACACGTATCAAAGAATACCAGGATACAAATTACATTAAAATTAATTCAAAATATCCAAAATTTGTAGAATTTATAATTTCTCAAAACAAAAATTCATTAATTGATGCCCCCACAAGAACAGAGGAGACATTGTGGGGGCTCGTCTCAAATATTCCAGTAATTTATAATAATGTTTTTGACATTCAATTTTATCAATGGGTCCGGCAAAATATAGATCACTATAGTAATGTTTGATATCACCGGACCAAAAGTATTTGTTCCGGCGCTTCTTTTCGCTCTTCTGACCCCCGGCCTTTTCTTTGGGCTCCCTCCCGGGAAGTCCCTTCTCGTACAGGCCGGGTTTCATGCAATTATATTTTCAATTTTGAATTTTATAATTATAAAATATGTCACAAAGGTGACGGTCACGAAAGCCGACTTCATCATGCCCATGATCTTATTCGTCTTGTTGACGCCCCATTTGCTTTTCTCAATTCCCCACGGAGATGGCATCACGCCTATAGCCGTTCATGCCACACTCTTCGCCATTCTGTTTGCAGCGATACGCGGGATATTTCCAGAGTATTATTAATTTTAATTATTAAGAATGGTAAAATATCTTTCCATCGGACCGGGCGCCATGGGGTTTTACGTATACCTCGGGGCAATTTCAAAACTTAAAGATCATAAAATTATTAAAGATGATCTTGAAGAAATTTCTGGAGCATCAGCTGGAGCACTTCTCGGATTTTTGTACTGTTTGATGAAAGGGGACATTAAAAACATACTTGAATATTCATTAAAAATTCCAGTAAATAATCTTATGAAAATTAATATAAAAAGTTTATTAAAAAATTATGGACTTGTTCCATTGAAGAATATTCGAAAAGTACTTTCTGAAATATGTGAACGTGAAATGAAACAGACTGACATTAATTTCAGAGAATTATATGATTATTTTCCTATAAAATTACATGTTTCATCGTATTGTGTACAGATTGAAAAGACCAAGTATTTCAGTGTCGACACAACTCCTGAAGCGAGTATATTGGACGCAGTCTGTGCTTCAATCGCAATTCCCTTTATTTTTTCTACCGTGAAGATGGATGACGGAATGAATTACATAGACGGTGGAGCCGTCGAGTCGACGCCATCGGGTGTCTTTGTTTCTAAGAATGATGTTCTTGCTATAAAATTGGGGTGGGAAGGCTGGTCACTGAACATTAAAGATTTAAAGTCATATGCAATGAGTCTTTTATATGCAAATATGAAACTTCGATACAACTATGAAATTCCGACATGGAATCTTTCATGCGACTCAGAAGTCTTTAATTTCGGTGCGTCCAGTGAAGCAAAGATTCGAATGTACATGGCTGGCTATTCCCAAGAATTTTCTGGATAGATTGTACCATGCACGCAGACCTCCGCAAGGCTCATGTGCGGAAACTTTCAGCCAAGCGCATATCGGTCAAGGGGACGAGTTCCCGTCCAGGGTACTCGTACGTCCGCAAGGCCAAGACGGTTCGCGTCAAAGGTCAGCCCGCCTACGATGTGGGAACGATAGGGAAGCCCAAGAGCCTCATAGGCCCCCTCAAGCACGGGATGTTGACCAAGTTTGGGTACCACCCCGTAGAGGCGATGACCAACCGCCACAAGGCGTTGATGTGCGCGATAAATAAGGGCAAGGAACTGCCCCTGGCCGTCTTCCGGCGACTCGTGGCCATCAGCACGCTCACAAAACGCATGGCACCTCGGGCCCACCGCATCTACAAGCAGGATGCCAAGTGGATCAGGGTCAAGTACGCGTCTCATTTCAAAACACCTCTCAAGTAATTTTCTGTGGGTAATTTAATGAATAACTCATCGACACGTATTCAACAACTTCAGAATATGATTTCTGCAAATAAAAATAACAAAATTCCTCTCGCAACAATCATAGGCCACGGAACCCTCCTCCCGTCAAACTCTCTTTTTACAGTTCCGGATGATAAAATTATAATATTCATTTCTCGCCCAGGATATTATATTTCATTGAGACTTTTGAAGGAGAGTCGGATGATGTCTCTTATGCAGAGCAAAACTAAACTGCGTCAGCTTTTGACCGATAGACTCTCGGCCGAAAATACCCCAAGTATTATAACTGGGAGTCAATGGAACTGGAAGAGACATATTTATGGACCCAGGCAGCCAGCTCCAAACATGGGACTGGAACTGTATGACAATACCGAATCAACATGGGGTCGCTGGTACAACTCACTGTGTGGGTGGAAATTTGTCGGAGAGCCTTTTCTTCATAGAACCTATGGCCAACGTATGAATAGTCTGCAGCAGTTGGTCATGGACATAAAAGGCCCTGCGGTAGTTTTCGTTTTTGGGTGTCGTGGAGATCCAAATACGGCCGAGGGAACGATGCGTGCTTTCCAAAACCGTGGGCGCTTCGGCCGTCAGAACTACCGTCTCCCACCGAGCGCACTCGTTTCGGCGACTCGTGCACATGAAGAAGGTGTCGCACGATATCACGCAAAGCGCGTGCGTGGTTTCGGGCTGTCTTTGAGGAAAGAAAAGGTTGAGCCTTCGGCGAAAAAGCGGGCTCCATCTGGAAGAATGAATATGTCTGTAATGAAAGTTGCTCGGAATATCAAAATAAATAGGTTTGTCAAGTCGCACCACAGAGCCAATATGAATAATTCTGCCCTGGCAAACGCTGCAAAACGCAAGAGAAACGCCAATGGTCTCAACTACACAAATGCAGAAATAGCCAACGCTATACGCCGTCTTAAAAACAGTAAAGCTATTTGAATTAATGCAAACCATCGCCGAGAACATCTGGGCCTCTCTTGGTCCGGGTTACTCCGAATCCGTATATCACTGCGCGTTCGAAGTCGCCCTGCGAAAACAAGGTCTTTACTATGAGACTGAACGCATCGTCCCGGTTTTTTACGACGGCCAAAACGTTGGGCACGTTCGAGCCGACCTCATCATCGACCGAAAGGTGGTTATAGAGCTCAAGTCGGTAAGCAAACTCAATGAATCTTACCGAATTCAGACCCGAAACTACATGGACCTCTTGGGCCTCGATCACGGCATCCTCATCAACTTCCCGGACAAGGTTGGGTCTATCGAATACGAGGAATTCTGGCGCCAAAAGCCTCCTCTCGACCGGATTGATTGTTAGCGGGATCATTGTGTCTTGATAAATTCCCATTCTAATTCTCCGCATATCCCTCTCCATATTGTATCTTGAATATAGAGCTTCTCCTTGGATTTCAAGAGGGGGAAGCACGGCAGATACTCATCTTCTCCAAGCAGCTCACACAACTTATAAAGAACGTACGAGTAGCTCAAAAAGTTCTTTCGATTGGTCGGTTTATGTTTCTCGAACGGCGCCTGTATTTTGTGAAACATGAGCCTGAGCTTATCCTCGAGACTCTGGGGCATGGTTGGCGGTTGGACACCGCTCAGCATGGTTGCGATATAGGGGGCATGTTCGTAATACTTGTTCTTGTCGAGTTTCTTGAGAAGACCGCGAACCTTTTCGTGAGTAATCTCACCGACGTCTTTAATCTTCTGTTTCTTGAATTCGGCTCTGAGTTGGTTCAATAGCTCCTCCGGGACACTCGTCGACTCCTTGGCTTGAAACTGACTTATCCATTCATTAAAATGATTTTCACGCTTGTATGAATAAATAATGTGCTTCTCGGTCTCTTGTTCCTCCTTGAACCCGAGCTCGTCCTCTTGGTACCGTTCGGAAGTCCCGCAGTTTTGACAAATTTCATCCGCCTCGGCCTCGTCCACAATCTTTGTGAAAAATAAACCACACCCGGAACATGGCCTGTTATGTCTCTGTGTTATTCGCATGTCAGTCTCGCCCTCAATTTCATCCATGTATCGTGTGTAAATTTCCTTCCGTTGAATACCCTTACGTACCTTGACCTGGACTCCGAGGGCTCTGTGAGTCGTCTCGACCTCTTCTTGAGCTTCCTCGGTATATTCCTTTATGATTGAAAAACACGAGAGGAGGTAGTCTGCCATCTCCTCTTGTGATTTGCATTCCTGCATTCTTGAATCAAATTTGGCCTCCATGTTTCCTTAAGTTCTAATTACTTTATTCCGTAATTTTTGGTGCTAAAAAGAATTTCAATTCTCCGAGATTTGCAATTGTATATCTGAAGATGATTGGCATGTCTTCGTTCATAGAGTCCTGCATAATCTGAATACTCGAGCACATATTCGTCGCCTTGGTATACAGGCTAATGTACTTGAGGCTGAACGTCCCACCGGTTCTGTCACACGGTGGTGCATCCGGGTACTTGATGACGGTCACCTGATCCGCAAAGTCCCCGTTACAGCTAAGCTCAATCTCGTGACCGTCTCTCCATATATTCATCTCTGTTCCCAGGTTGGACATGTCTCGGACAAACCTCTGAAAGTCTATGCTCGGCATGGTTGTCACGACGTTCATGTGAATATCGGGAAACTCGATCATGTCCTCGTTGATATCCAGGAGTTTCAGCTTGAAATTAGTCATTGAATTCTTTTCAGGATTTTCAATTAAAAATTCCATAATATCTCTTCCGGTTGCAGTGACGGTCAGGGTATCGGACGTCGTGACCGACTTGAGGAGCTTGTGGACGTTGGCCATGTTCAGCCCGGCGATGAGTTCATCTTCACATTCATACTCTTCGAAATTTTCAGCCGGCAGGTTCATCTGAACCAGGGTGACCCGAGCCGTGTCGAGGGTCAGAATCTTGACACCTTCCTTTGTAAAATAAACATTCACATCGTTGATGATATCCTTCAAGACCTCAAACACAGCCTTCATGGCCGAAGCCTGAATAGTCTTTAATCTCATTAAACATTGTAAACTTATTGGCTTTAAGTCCTGTTCATTGATGACATTGAGTCAGTGACTGATTTACTGATTCTTTCCTCGAGTTCTGGTGTAAGTTCAGGCTGTAGACTTTCTCCGTAATTTTCAATATCGAACATATTTGCGTGGCATGATGATCCGTCCAGGTTTGAGCAAAACCCAGGGGTTGTCTCCCACGACATGAACTCTGTCGGGACCATTGACTCGAGCCATGCTCGAACTTCCCGGCCGACGTGCATCTGACCCTCGTTTGTGACCAGGGTCGGCACTCGTGTGATTTTAGGAGACGGAACGCCCTGCGTAAGAATGTCGTGAAACCGCACTATACTCTGGAGTGCCGGTTGAGTTTGTATATATTTAATAGTTTCTTGGGAAAATTTACAATTCTGGGAAAACACGAGGAGTGCCATTGATGTTGGCTAATCTTTTTCGTCTCAAATATTTTCGCACCAAATACTAATGGAAGATGAGCTGGCATTTCTTGTGCTCCTGGGTCTGCTCTTATTTTTTATTTGGTACATAAGTCGGAAGAGCAGTACTACTCAGGCGGCCACAAAGGCGGCTGCGTCGACTTCTGCCACGTCCGCCCTCCTGGATATGGATATGTTTGATGTGGCTCCAGTTCCTCTCGAGGTTATTCAGGCTGTTATAGAAAAGTTTCAGTCGACCCAAGAAGACATGGTACCACTCGAGACCCTCTATTTTACCCCAACAACGAGTGGATCGTATAATGCTCGTCTCATGTTTCTGAATACTCGTCACTTTTTTGGTCAGCAGTTTGACATTAATGCGAGTATAAGCCCCTCGGGAGATGTGACTATAAATAATACGGAATCGACTTCGGATCCCGTGTCATATGTCAACTCATATGTCCCTGACAGCTACAGGCAGTATTCTGATATAAATTCAAGCATGAATGTTCAGCTCAAGTCTGCCCTCACGAATGTTTATGGGACAAAGTTCCAAGAAGACTTGACAAATTCTTTCAATACATCATTCGAGGGTCGTCTGAGTCAGGATGATCTCCTGACCCGCGCTTCGTTGGACACTGAAAAGATAAACTTTTAAATTATATGCAGGCCAAAGAAATTTTGGCTCGTGAAAAGAAAAAAACTGACGTGCTCAAGCAAACCTACAAAGCAATGCTTGAACAGTTCAGTCGGCGCATCCGAACCTCTTCAGATTTAGGTCAAAAATCATCGATACTCACGGTTCAGCCATTTATAGTAGGGTTTCCGAAGTATGACATAGCCAAGGCTGTCATGTATATGTGCCGCCAGCTCGAGCGTCTGGGCTACACTGTGAACCTCGTGGGTCCGTTCGATATCAAGGTTGAGTGGTTTTCGAGAAAATCGGCTGCCGATGAGTTCCCAGTAGAAGATGAAGCCCCCGACATGTACTTCCCGAGCCTTGTGAATTTGCATAAAGCCGCGGGAAAGATTCGAGTAAAAAAGAGTGCTTGAACCCACTTGCGCAGCAAGTGTACCTGGCGGGCAAATGAGTCCTGCGGACTCGATGAAGAGAGCCGCGGGAAAGATTCGAGTAAAAAAGAGTGCTTAATACTAATGGATCTTCTCAATGAATCCGAGCGGCGCTTTACGAAAAAGTTGTGCCAGGCTATGATTCCAGTCATGATTGAGGCGTTTTGGGAGATTTGGCTCGAGGCCAAGAAGGTTTCTCAGGGCAAAAACATGACTCGAGTTTTCCAAGAGTTGCTTCGGGACGTCAAGACCTGGAATGCCTCAATTTCAAACAAGAATACAGAGGCAATTATAAAAAACAACTCACTCTTTCCGAGCCTTCTCGCAGCCGTCTTTGTTATTCAGGTCAAAATCCTAAGTTCTATTCGAACCGACAAGAAACAGAAGAAGATTTGCATCAAGCTTCCAGGAAATGATATTTTTGTCCAAAGGTGTTATGAAAATTGTGCCCGAAATTTATACGACGATCCTATAATCATCACAGAAGCAAACACAGACGAGTTCCGTAAGACTGAGTTATTCCGTCGTTTCACGGTTGAAATTGCTGACGTCATTGAGGCACTCGTGCCGACGGCTGAGATTTTGAATACCTACCTCCCCCTTCCTGCCGCTGGTGACGAATTCGATCTCGAACACGAGGACGAGGAGGCGCCTATCGAGGACGAGGACGTTCCGGACATTGAGGGCGAGCCGGAAGCTACCCCGGAAGGTGTGCCGGGTATGGAGTTTGGAAAAACTCCCGAGGGGGTCGACACGACCGTGACGGTCAATAACACCCTGACCCCTCCAAATGTTCCAGGCGCGACGCCCGGAGAGACGCCAGTCGATCAGAACCTCTTTGACGACGCACCTGCGGGACCTCCGCGCGGGACTCCAACCAGAATACACAAAATTGGCCAATAAAACATGTTAGGAAATACCAATGGATCAAATGCTCAGGGAACCTCTCAATGCAGCAATCGCAGCCGCCGCAATCACAGTTGGATATATTTATGTGAAAAATAAGATGAACGGAGAGGGAAAGCCTAAAAATTCAGAATATTTCAAGCCAGCCTTTTTGGTCGCTCTCCTTGTTTATTTTTTGACGAGCCGTTCGCACGGTACACATGAATCTCGTTTAACTGAACCTTTTTAAGTTAAGGAATATATACATTTGTAAAATACAATGACAACAGTCAAGGCATTTAATGAAATGATGGGTCAATTTATTGACGACGTCCTTTCAGTTTTTCCGGACGATCTTGCTATTCACATGGCGAAGGCCAAGCCATGTGACTATCAGACTTTTATGAAGCAGACGGGCCCGTGGTCATCTCAGCTCATGGCGAAGGATCCGGCGTTTTTCTGCGAGGAGAACGAGTTTGCCAAGTCGCTGTACCTTCACAAGCACTGGAACGAGCCCGAGTGCACGGACTCAAATAAGGATGCAATTTGGCAGTGGCTTTCTTCGCTGTATATGATTGCCATGACTCTAAATATGTTCCCTCCAGATGCTCTTTCCCAGATTGAGGCTGTCGCAGAGAGTTGTGCAAAGAATATGAAAAACGGTACGGATGATGCGTCTATGATGTCTATGATGAGTTCGCTCATGCGAGGCGGTGGCCCCCTTGCGGGTATCATGAACAGCATGAACCCAGCGGCTCTTCCCCCTCCCCAGACGCCCAGACCCAAGAAGAAGAGCAACAAAAAATCTCGATAGAAGATAGGAATGGATCTCAAACAAATATTTAATTCAAACGAGATTCTTAAATTTTGGCCGACAGCGTCCCAGAACGCCAGCCAGCGCACCCTTGCCACCTCTCGGTTTGTTATTTATGCCACGTGCATACTGTACCTTATTCAGCGGGATCCGCGTATTTTTGCACTCGGTGCATTGGTACTGGGGGTCCTGTACTATCTTTACATCAATAATATGATTACAGACGGAAATGTGAAAGTTGGAAACGGACGCCAGGCGAACATTATTCAGCCCGAAGTCAGCCTCCCGACCCGTCAGAACCCTATGGGCAATGTGCTTATGACTGATTATGTCGACAACCCGGATCGCCCGTCGGCCGCGTGGTATCCCAGCGTTCGCACCGAGGTTCAGCAGGAATGGTCAAAGATTCACCCATTCGAAAAGATTCGCGATGCTGAGCGCAACTTTTACACCATGCCGGTGAGCACAATCCCAGGCGACCAGACTGCTTTTGCCGAGGCTTCGTTCGGCAAGAAGTTTTACCCAATGTGCAAGGATCAAGGAGGAAGCGCATGCGACCCCGACAACTTCAACTTCCACTTCCCAGAGACGACCCAGATGCGCGGCGGAAATGGTGGAAGCGGGCGCTAATAATATTCCGATCCTATAGTAATGGCACCGACTCTGACCACCAGCAGTCTCGTCCTCGAGGATGGCATCTGGCAGGGACCTGCCCAGATTACTCTCGAGGATATCGGAAAAATCACCAGCGAGCTTGTTCCAGAGCCCACGACGGCGTGGCGCAAGAATATGACCGAGCAGCCGTACGATTTCCCCAACACCTATTGTGACCCGGCTCAGGTTCCCATCACGTGGATGATGTGGGATCCCATCAGCACGTACACTGTCGAACAGAACAGTATTTTTAAACAACGCTATCACCTTCAAAACAAATAATTTGATATAATATATGGATCCATTTGCCATAGCTGCTGTGGTCGGTCTTGTGTTTGCAGGCAAAAAGTTGAGTGAAAAGAGTGAAGATTCCATGGTTGTCTACACTCAGGACTCTCCACTGCCCCCAACCACTCGGTCTATAACTCGTCGTGATATTGATATCATGGCCAATGCTCGTGATCACGAGAAGGATACCTTCGATCTGAAGCCCATGAATCCAGAATACGGTCGGCGTATCGGAGACTGGCGCATCAACCCCAAGGCGACCGGAATCCCGTCGCTTCAGGATAAAAAGCCCAATACAAAGGCTTTCCCCCATGGTCAGCCCGTCTATAACCTCTATGAGCGCGAATACATTACGAATAAGTTGAATAATCTTCAACCCATCGAGAGGATCAACGTCGGTCCGGGTCTAGGATACGGTGCGAACGTGGCGGCCGCAGGAGGTTTCCACCAGTTCTTCCGGGATTTGCCAGTCAATGTGAACGAGGAGAAGCTGACTCAGCTTGAGGGGCGCGACGGCCCTCCGGCGTTTTTCGTACCGAACGGAGGCCCCGTCCCCCTTGGTCTTGTCAGTCACGAGGCGAAGGATACAAAGACCATTTACCGCGCACCTGTTCAGAGCAGGGCAGAAGGACAGGGCGGCGCAATCACCAAGCCCGAACTTCGGCCAGATTTTATGAAAATGCAGCGGACGACTATTCGTCAGGAGACTGGAATGCGAAAGGACACTCTGAGCGACGGTCCTGGGCAGTACAATGTCGCACAGCCTTACGCAGAGGGTGGTGAATGTGCCTATACAAACAAGGCACTCACGCGCGTGAGTGGTGATCGGTCAAAGCCCGACAGGGCCGGAAACGGTCAGCGTATGAATGTTCGCAATGATCCTGTCGATGCAGGAGGGGTTGTTTCCCAGGTCCGCCCCGAGACTGTTGCATTCCCAGTCGGCCCAGTCAACGCAACCACAGGCGGGCGTGTCCAGCAGTATGTCGATGCCAGGTTCTACAAATTTAACGAGAAAAAGACTGATACTGGAAGTAATCCATACGCAACTTCTCACGCACTGGACATGGCGATCCAGGCGCTCAATGGAAATCCTGTTTCGCTCCCACCCCTTGCGGTTGTTTAAGTCACTCTAAAAAAATATAAAGCCAATGATAAATGAGCGGTGGTATTGTAAAACTTGTCGCTACTGGTGAGCAGGATGCTTGGCTGACCGGCAAGCCTGAAGTCTCATTTTACCGGTCAATGTATCGCAAATACACTCACTATGCAAACTCGGTCGAGCGCCAGATCATCCAGGGCTCGCCATCTGCCGGTGGTATGTCTACGATCCGTTTTGAGAAGAAGGGTGATCTTCTCAGCTATGTCTATTTCACGGTGACTGATAACAACGGTTCCGTAATTCCAAATATCGATTGGACTCAGATCTTTGACAAGTTTGAGCTTCTCATTGGTGGCCAGGTCATTGATACTCAGGATATCGAGTACATGACCGATATCGAGCCCGTGACTGGTGCCCAGAACTATTCCCAGCGTCTTCTCAACCTCAACTCGACGACTGTCAACAACCAGAAGGCGACATTCCTGCCTCTCAAGTTTTTCTTCTGCAAGGACTGGTCCGTGTCCATTCCCCTGGTGGCTCTGCAGTTCCACGACGTCGAGATTCGCATCACCTGGTCTCCGTACCTCTCGAGCACCATCAACGTGAACGCAGGAACCCTCGCACAGACTGCTCAGCTGAACTCGAACGTCGTGCCGGCCGCCGAGGCGAACGTCTCGCTCGTGTCTTTCATGGCTCTTTCCTCGAACGTGGCCAACGTCACCATCCAGCAGACGACCGGCCCCCTCTTCCCGGGTCACATTCTGGCCAACGTCTCCATCTCGAATGTGTACACCAACCTGGCGGTCGTTCAGACGTTCTCGAACGCCCTGACCTACAACGGTGGTTTCACCTCGAACGTTCTCATTTCTTACGCAAACTCGGCAGCGACGAATGTTTCTTCGGGCGCTTCGTTCAACGGACCTCTGGCAGTCATTACTCCTATCGCTTCGACACAGATTGTGACTGTGCCGGCTATCGTGGGTGGTGCGACCAGCGCAACTTTCACGACCGGCATAGTGTCTAGCATAAGCGGTGCCACTATTGCTGTCGGTCAGTATGTCATCGGTTTCCCTATGACCGGCCCCGTGACTGTCACGGCGTGGGTTCCATCGACCAAGTCGCTGACCGTGGCTTTCCCGGCGACGGCTGTGGCTCAGGTTGTGCCTCTGAATACGGTCGTTTCATTCATTGGAGACCTGGGCACGACCACCTCCACCACGACCTACGCCTCCCTCCAGTTCCAGTCCTGGGCCAACTTCATCTACCTGGACCAGGGTGAGCGCGACTGGTTCGCCAAGGAGAAGCACGACCTGCTCGTGACCCAGGTGCAGCGCGCAGTCATCGGGACCAACCCGACCCAGGAGCTCGCTCTGGCCCAGCCGGTCAAGTTCATCGCCTTCCCGGCCGTGAATTACTCCCAGCTGTATGCCAACGGCTCCGGATCGGCAGCGAGCCTCAACTATCAGTTCAAGACCCAGATTAACGGCGTTGATGTCGGCGAGTCCCGTGGCCTGCCCCACTGGGTCGACCTGCCCCACTACTACAACACCCCCTACGGTTACATGCACACGAACACCACTGCCAACGTGGCTGTCATTTCGTACTGCCTGGACACCTCCAAGCTCCAGCCGACCGGAACCCTGAACTTCTCCCGTCTCGACACCTTCCGTATCGTGACGCCCCCTCTCCTGACCAACGGTGTCCTCGGCCTTTGCCCAACCATCAAGTACCCGACGACCTACCTGTACGCAGTCAACTACAACGTGCTCCGGATAATGCAGGGCACCGGCGGGCTCCTGTACGCCAGTTAAATTAATTACCAATTACAAAATGCACTGGGTCGCTTGGTTTGCCTTGGCGTGCATGGTCTTTTTGGCAACCTACGAACCCAGACGGGGAAAACTACAGAAATTTTTTGCTCCCGAAATGATAGTAAATGGCGACCCGAGAGCGCCACAAAGCAATGGCGATACCAGTCAGCACGATTAACGACGTCAAACACTTCTTGGTGGTCAGAGACCGCCGGTACAAGGAGTGGACTTTCGTGACAGGCGGGTGTCGCCGACGCGAGATTTTCAACCCACTGCAATGTGCGGTTCGAGAACTCGAAGAAGAAACACGGGGCACGATAAATCTAAAGAAGGGGTCATACTCCTATTTTAAATTTGTCACTGATACTCCTGAACCCAGGGATATCGAAGACGGAGTCACGGCTCACAACACCTACCACGTCTATATTTTTGATTTGCCAATGTCAAAAATTGAACAGGGAACTATACTCCGAAAGTTTTCAGACGAAAAGGACAAGATGGAATCGAGCCGGGTCCCGTACCGCCGAAATTACGATGAAAACGACGATTGTGTTTTTGAAACTCTTGAAAATATAACAAATAAACCAAACATCTGGCCAATGGTTCGAACACATGTGCTCGAGAACCCAGAGTTTCAGCAGGCTCTCCATTCGACAACGAAAACCGCATTCAACCTGCGTGGTTCGACGGTATAAAATAACTCGATTCAATTATATGACTCGTTCAAAACTTGAGTTTGCCAAGATTCTCGCGGCCCTTCGCAATGACGGGTCTGACCCTCAGCAAATCGCTCAGGAGATGAATTTAATAAAATTGTGTTATGAAATTGAAAAAATTGAAAATGAACGTGATGCGGCCGCCGTTCCGGAACCTCCTGCGGCTCCTCCGCCGGCGCCTAAGAAAAACATAATCAAGCGGATATTCGCGGACAGTTCTGACGAAGACGAGACTTAGAGTTTTACAGCTTATAATTTACAATATGATTGGACGGTGGCGAGTTCCAAACGGTTCGGCCACACATGTCCTTATGGACGGTGGCATTCTCAGTGTCCCTCCGGAAGAAAACGACGAATTCTTCCGGGAGTACATTCAAGCAATTCGAGAGGGGACAAAGCTCTACGTCGTCGAACAGAAGACGACGCGCTTCAAGTTTTTCATAGATTTTGATTACAAAGATCCAGAAAAATTAAGTGATGAAGATATTTTGAAATTTTGTGAAATAATTCATGGAGCAATTGGGAGCAGAGGGCGGTGCCTTGTTGCTCGAACCAAGCACCGGCCGGTCAAGGAGGGTATCAAGACGGGCGTTCATATTCACTGGCCCGATTTCACGGTTGATCGTTCCGAGGCTCTCAGACTCAGGACTGAGATTATACTGGCGCTCGGGGAAGGGCCGTGGGCATCCATCATAGACGCGTCTGTTTACGGAGGCTCCGGGCTTCGAATGCTGTGGTCTCACAAAAAGCCGTCAGGAGACCCGTACATCCCATGGCGAGAGCTGGGAAGCTCCCGAGAGTTTTCGAAAGAACCGAGTGAAGAAATACTCAAACTGTTTTCAGTCCGAACACATACCGATGACCCGAGAATTCTCACAGAGACAGTCGAGGTTGACGGCCTCGATGAGTTTATCCAGAGACGACTCATGGGTCAGAAAAATTCAACTATCAAAAAGGTTCAGAGACATGCACACGACGGGTGGTACGCCCAGACAGACTCCAAATTCTGCGAAAATATTAGACGCGAACACAATTCTAACCATATTTGGTTCGCCGTCCAGGGCGGGAGAATCTCGCAGAGGTGCTTTGACGAGGATTGCCGCGAGTTTCGGGGCCAGGAACATATTCTTCCTCCATCTATAATAGAGCAACTGAAAGATGTTGATATTGTTGGTAGTCCTGTTTGTAATATTTTTATGGACATATTTCCCAATGGCCCCCCAGCGAAAGTTTCAGAAGTACGAACGGATGATCCACCCGTATTCGGGGCTGGACCCGGAAAGCTGGAAACGCTTTTTAGCTAATATGAGAGGATTTGAGAAAGGGTTATCTGGAGACCTAGATAGGTCCGCAACCTTTCTTTATCATGCTATCGAGAATATACGAGATCTTGGCATGGGTATTCGAACCTCTACAGACGGCTCTATTCAGGAAGAGCTTCAGGGAATAGGAAACAGACTTGGATTTGAAGGAGAATTTGCAATTAACGAAATTGCCGTAAAAAAAGGACTTCAATTCTTTCCAAAGTACTTAAACGAGACGTTTGATGATTACTCAGAAGATGGAATCAGCTTCATCCCCAGTACAGTCAGATCTCACGGCCAGTAAGACGCGTTCCGGGCGCGTCTCAAAGCCCCCCGATCGTTATGTCCCTGTCGAACAGGTCGAAGATGACTATGCGTCGGAAGATTACGACAGTAACGACCCCGATGACGACGGATCCGGTATCGAGACTGGCTCGGACGAGGAAGACGACGAATCAGATGCCGACGAATATGGAAATTTAGATGGTTTTGTAGTACCAGATAAAAGTGAGAGTGATGATGACATTACAGATGGAGAGTCTTCCGTTTCTACAAAGAGAGGAACCCCCCCAGTCCCAGTCCCAGTCCCAGTTCGAGCCAGTCGAGCAGGAGAGACTCCCCGTCGCTCAGTCCGACGGGCTCTTTAAAAATATGAACCCAATCACGATACTTCTCATTGGAGTCGTTATCGGTGTGATATTCGTAAGTATGCGACCAATTGTCGTTCAAAGATAATAAAGTTTAGCATTTCCTGAAGGTGAATCATTCCCAAAAAAATTACCTACAGGACCTGTCCTGTTTGCGTGTACATCTTCCTGAAGAAAACCAACCCACGGATTTTCCCTCGTCTGAGACCGAGGTTCCATATCCCTGAATACCTCAAACTGACTGTCTTTAAAAAAAGCAGGTTGAGATATTTTTGAAGGAACAAGTGGCACAAGTTGCACAATGGTCGCAAATATGAGACCTATGACAATTATGACACCAATTACCTTGAATATCATCATTTATATTAATAGTTATTATTTACTGAACAGACGGAACATCCTCCGCGACCTGAGTCTCTGAAGGGGGCTCGATTGCGGGGGCTTCGGCGGCCGCTGCCTCACGACGGCGAAGAACCTCAGCGGCTACGCGAATATCCGCCTTTGCAACCAGCTCGTCCATGCTCGCCTCGGGGAACTCCTTCTTGAGGTCGTCGAGCAGGTCAGCCGGATGGGGAATGGGTGGCACGTCCGGCTTCGTGTAGTACTTGGAGTTCTCGTCGGACGGGTCAATGTACGGAAACTCACCCGGTCCGGGCTTGGCCAGCATGTCCCGCTTGCGACGCTCGAACATCGAGGCGGCCTGAGACTGGTTCTCACGGTACTTGCTCATAATCTCCTCGAGCTTGGCATCCTGGTAGTGGACGTCCTCAATGTTCTCGCGCTCCGGGGGAATCAGCAACCACTTGTACATGTCGACGACGTAAATGTCAAAGGTTGCATCCTCGCGCTGCAGACGCTTCGCGTGGGTCGCAGCCTCCTCACGGGTCGCGAAAGCGCCACGGAGCTTGATGCCAAACTTCTCATTCTTCTGGGGAAGGTCCGGGCCGACGAAGGAAATACACGCAAAGTACTGACCGGGAATGCAGGTCAGATCAGACTCGAGAGACGCCATATAAAAGAAACGGGCGTGTATCTTTTAAGCCATATGAATCTTAGAAATTTGCACAATAATTGCAAAAAAGATTTGATAAATAGTTGGGTTAAACCCGGAGACCGTGTCCTTGATTGCGGATGTGGCCGGGGAGGTGACCTCTGGAAATGGCAAGGGGTCCGGGCACGGGTCGATGCCGTCGATCCAGACAGGGCATCCATGGACGAAGCAATTTTAAGATCAAAAAAAAATAAAATTGATATTAAATTTTTAGAACCAGGTGACATCCGATCCGTTCCCACGACATATCCATGGGATGTCGTGTGTTATAATTTTTCATTACATTATTTATTTATTAATGAACAAATTTTAGATGAATCATTGGATGCAATTACACGGTGTGTCCGACCCGGGGGCATCCTCATGGGCATCACCCCCGAGAAGGATCGAATCGATGTCATGTGTCACCCGGACAATATTTTTCAAGATTCCATTGGAAATATAATTAAAAAATTTTCACATCACGTAAGCATTAAATTAGTTGATGGACCATTCTATGGTGGAGAATTTAGAGATGAACCCATTCTGGATGGATCAATTTTAATTTTAAAATTAAAAAAATTGAAATTTGATTTAATTACATGGGAGCCGATGATGTTGACACCGAACGGAATGATTTCTGACATGTACACAAAATTTGTCTTTCGTAATAATAGGAATGATCTGGATCGTAATCACCGTGATTCTCATCATCGTGTGGGTCACAACTTTAATGAAGTGTAAAGGCCCAAAACTTCTCGATGATCTCAAGGTGAAATATTGGACGACCCTCGATGCCCTCAGGGCGACCGGGGATCCCATGTGGCATCCAGTTCTCAAACCGGCTATAATTACAGGCCGGCTGAATTGGGACAAGTCGAGTGGCGCCATAGGTCTCAACGTAAACAAAGGGTACGAAATTTACATCTGCCTTGACGGAGACGATGTAAACTCGGCGACCTATGTGCTTCTCCACGAGCTCGCACACATGACTGTTCCGGAATATGATCATTCGAATTCTTTTTGGGAAAATTTTAATAAACTCATGAAAATTGCCACAGACAAGGGTATTTATTCAGAAGTGAATGCTTCCAAAAACTATTGCGGCGACGTGGTTAAGAGCGCTCAGCAATAAACTTGCGAGCAAAGTAGAAAATAATAGCCGCTACAATACCGGTGACAATTGTTCCGGTGAGACTGTGCTTCCCGGATTCGGACAGAAACTTGGGAACCATGCTGCTCAGCTTCCCCTGAATGGGTTCAGAGTGTGCAATGACCGCCGCGACACCGGCAAGAAGCGCGTAGAACTGCTCGTTCGTGAGACCAAACGGATATGTGGACGACGCAGACTTCTTCTTGGGCCGAACGGGAGCCGGGCCGCTCGGAAGCATGTTCATCATCATAGAGGGAGCCTCGGGCTGAGACATGGGACTCGGTCCTGTAAGTTCCTCAATAGGAGTAGAAAAGTCAGCCATTTGATCATCATCAACCTTTTTTTCTGGACGCAAAAGCCCAGTCGGAATTCCCTGCTTCTTTTCATCCTCACTCGGCTCGGGCATCTGTTCAATCATCGTGATCGGTGTCGAATCGCCTGTTGGATCATACGTGTCCATTATTTTTGCAACTGATTTTTGTATTTAAAAAGTTACGCGCCTCTTCACCGAGTCTGTAGGACTCATTTGCCCTGTGGGTACAGTCGCTCCGTGAACGCCAGGTACAGTCGCTCCGCGACTGGGATCACTCCCTCTTCTTGACAACGACCGTCCCGCCCCGGCGCTTCACCGCTTCGGCCGGTCGTTGCTGATTCAAGTGCCTGGGATTGTAGTGGCGCTGGTGATATTGCCAAAACATTGGAGACCCAACCCGGAAGTTTTTACGGATAGGCGCCTTGTACCAAAAGACACAGTCTGAAATCTTGTTCGATTTCGATGTATTGTCCAGGACGAGACATTCATAGTTCTCCGTGCATGAATCCATCACCTGACAAAACATATCAAAGTTTGGAAAGACGCCGAAGAAAGCCTTATAGAGGCTCTCGCGGTTCTGCCGGACGTTGTCTCGGAGCGCAAAGACGTAATCGACGTTTGTTCGAATCATAGGCGTCATGTCCATGACGTACTGAGTCGTCATCATGAAGAAAATCTTCCAATGCCGACCGTTCATAAAGAGCTGGCGAATGCACGTATCACGCATAAAGGCTCGGTCGTACATGCAGTCGTCCATGAGGACAAAGACCGGACTGGCTCGCCCGGTACTGACGAGCTTCTTCTGACGCTCGATGAGCTTCTCGAGAGCCCCGACGTTGTAGTCCGAATACACGAATATATCAGGGATAAACTGCTTGTACCAGCCGTTTCCATCCTCCGTCCCTGACATGGCGATACCGGCTGGGAGATGCCTCTTGTACCATAGGATATCCGTCACCAGGGTCGACTTCCCGGTTCCACGCTTGCCTATGAAAATACAAACCTTGTCGTCGCCCATGGTGCTCGGGTCGAACTTTTTGAGATTCAAAGTCATCTTCCTACTACTGTCTAACAAAAAGGAGTCCGTTCAACGACGCATTTCTTTTTGTCCCATACTAATAGAGGATGTCTTCCGGATTCATAGAAATTGCTGCACTGGGTCAGCAGGACGTGTACCTTACTGGGACCCCGGACGTGACCTATTTTTCGAGCGTCTACAAGCGGCACACGCCGTTCGTCCTTGAGGCGTTCGAAATTCCATTCAAGGCGTCGAGCATCACCATGGGCCAGAATAACATCGTTCGAATCCCAGCCAAGGGGGACTTGATCCGGGCAACGACCCTGAAATTGACCCTGCCGCCCCTGGCAGTCTACGGACAGGACTGGTTCTGGAACGAAAAACCGCCAGCAGTTCTTCCAACCATAGTCATCGATGGACCGACCTATTACGCAACAATACCGTCTGCAAGTCAATATTATTCTTCCAATGCTACAGAATTTGCGGAATGGTCAGCGTCTCTTGCTGGTTTGGTAAACTATGACCCAGATTTGAATAAGTTTGTTATTACAGCCACAAACAGTGTCGTGGTGGGTGATCCAAACTTCACGAGTCTCATAAATAGTGGAGTTTTCTGGGGGTTTGATCCTAAAAACTCTTCTTCAAGTAATGGAGCCGGTTTATTGACGTACAATGCTGTGAACGGCAAGGTCATACCAGACTTTACACTCGAACAGGCCGGGTGGTCTCGGACCATCGGGGCGCCCATCAACACGCTCTCGGGTTTGTTCTTCAGTTTGAGTCAAACGATCGATCCAGAGGGCTACGTAAGCTTTTCTGAAAGAAGTGGAACAAACTTAGTGTGGACAAACGAGGACTCGCCTCTGGCATATGTCATCACACCGGGAGGCCGCATAAACTTCACACAAGCCGGGCTCTACATGGTTCGAGCCAGTTTCGTAGGTTCGAATGGAAACGGAACCATTCTGATAGGTTCTGATGGCGCAGATGGTGTTCCCAATTCGACAAACTTCTGGCAGACCAATCCCACTCCCATCTCGACCAATAGTCTCATTCCGTACTCAATTCCTATAACAGTCACGGATGTCACACAGAACTGGTACGTGTACATCCAGGGGTCACCAATAGACCCGGGTTCGTACATATCCGTACAACCGATAGACGACTACTGCGGGCCTTCGACATCCACGCCATCAATTACACTTATTGAGTTTATGCCTGTATATTCATTTAACCTGAATTCTCTCGGGAACAACGGCGGTGCAATTACACTCGATGGGGATGGTAATTTTACATTTAACCAAGTAGGTCAGTGGCTTATTTCTGGTATTATAAACACTCCCTCTTTGCAAGACGGAGTTCCCAGTATTATTACATCCGTACAACTCGTCTCTAAAGTTGTTTTATTTACATATGACGCGTCCGGTCAACTTGCCGAGTCGAGTAGTGAGTTTTTTATTCCAATCTTGGTGTCTGATACGACCAACCCTTATTCTCTTCATCTGAACACGGTCAACGGAACAAATGGAAACGTTCTATCGTCATCATTCGTATCATTCACATACCTGGCGCTTCCGTACGGAGGAACAGCTATTTACCCAACCGGAGGTTTGATACTTCCTCTCAACGGTATTCTCTTTGAACCCGGAACCACAGTTGCGAACCCTTTAAATTTTGCATATGATTTTAACCAATATGGAGTACAAAATATGATTTCACTCGATGGTTCCGGAAATATTCAATTCAACAACGTGGGAACGTACATGATGACGACATACCTTCCACTCGTCGATCCAGCCGCATTGACGTGGGACTCGACTCTTGCGTGGCCGAATATGTTTCTATCGAAACAAAACTTAACCGTGACTGCATTCTCTACTATTGCCACACATCCGACTATGCTTCTTTCTCAATCTTATTCGATGGGGACAAAGCTCATGTTCAGAGTATCCATGGATTATGTCGTTGGAAGAACCGACTGCACATCGGTCGGAATAGGTAATTTATCTATGGATACGACAAGTTCTCTAGGATCCGACACGAATAGTTTTGGATATTTCGATAGTGGTACTATATATACGGGCGGTTCCTATAGTCCGCCGCGTGGATTGCCCATCCTCCAAACAAGTAACGTGGTTGATATTGCGGTCGATACGACGGCGAATATGATGTTGTGGGTACGGATCGATGGTGGGCAGTGGACAAGTAGTACCGGGGGAATCGGGGGCGATCCTGTCGCTGGAACGAACGGGTTCGATATAAGTTACATTGGGGATGACGTACCCTACAAATTTGGAGTAAATGTTTTTTATGATAGAGACGCCCTTGTACCCGGTCAAATAACGTATAACACATGGGCAAGCTCGCTCGTGACGCCTCCGTCGACCGCATGGGACCCGATACTCGCAGCTCCTTACTTGGAACTATCGAACCAAAACTTGACCGTAACTGGACTGGAACTGTTGTCCCGGGATGACCGTGACCATCCGCCCATGCTTCTTTCGAACGTTTTCCCGACCAGGACGAGGCTCATGTTTAGCGTAACAATGAATTACGTGGTTGGAACCCAGACAGTGGTCGGTATAGGGAATCTGTCTTTGAATACATCAAACTTTCTAGGAAATGATTCGAATAGTTTTGGATATTTTGATACCGGGTTACCGTATTCAAACGGGACGATAGGGACACTGACACCGGGTCCTTTGTTCTTCACGCGTAGCGTGGTTGATATTGCGGTCGATACAACGTCGAACGAGATGATGTGGGTTCGGGTCGATGGCGGGGACTGGTCAAGTAGTGACGGAGCAATCGGTGGCGATCCTAGCACGGCCGACCGTGGTTTCGATATAAGTTACATTGGGGTTGACGTACCCTACAAATTTGGAGTGAATGTATGGTACGACATAAGAGGAGGAGGAGGCCAGACAACATTCAACACGACGGCTCTTTACGCACCTCCGGATGGTTTCACTTTTGTTCCGGGCGTTGGAAAAACGACAGATTTTAACGTTCCACAAGGGTTCACATTCGTCCCGGGTGTCGCTGGGACCAACCACGTCACAAATATCAATTCATATTCAAACGTAAATAAATCTGACTCATATTTTGAAAACTTGGGAACTGCGATAACTTCCGACTCGAACGGTTCAGTCTATGTCCTCGATCCTCAAAACGATGTAGGTGGAGCGGTCATAGCCCAGGTAACTTCTGGAGGAGAGTCGAGTGTATTTGCAGGATACAAAATAGGAACTAACCCAGACGGATCAGTCACAGACGGAACAGGGATGAGCGCAATACTTGGTTCTGTCGGATGTATGGCCACAGATTCAAATAACTACATTTATTTTGGAGACTATTCACCGGACAAACAAGGGTTACTGCGTGTCGCTGACCCCGCTCAAGTCGTTCGAACTCTCGCAGGTGGAGGTCCGAACCAGGCACCTTATGATGATATAGGACTTGGAGCATCATTTGGTAGAATAGAATCCGTGCACGTTGCCGGGTCAAACGTTTACATTACCGACCCATACTCACGTTTATATGACACAATTACAGGACAGGTTTATACACTAAATGATGCCTCTGGAGTTTATAGTATAAATCCCCCTTATAAAGAGGGATATGGTTCTATTAACACTGTATCACCCGATTCAAATGTATATACAGCAATTTATCCGACCCAGGTAATTTATTTCGAAACAAAGGGTTCAAAAGATGATGGGTTTGGGAACAAGCAACTCGCTGGAATATTTCCAAATGCTGCGGGGGTATATGACGGTGATGAAGAAACGACCACTCTGACAAATGTAACATGCATTTCTTGGATACCAGACGGGAGTATACTCGTTGCCGATAACGGCAGAATACGTAAAATAGTTATTACGGGTCTAAAAAATCAATATTCATTTTATACTCAAACCTACACGCTTACGACCGGTGGGGGGTTTGTACAAAATCCGGACAACCCATATATAAATCCGAATATTATTCAATTCACGTATTCCAACGGTTCCCTTTATTATACAACTCAAACTATGATTATGAAACTTGATTTAAGTACAGCCACATTTACAACCTTGGCCGGTACGAACCAGAATTCCTTAAAAATGAGCGAAAATACAATGTACCCGGTCACTATTCCTGTACGGGTTGATTCGGCTCCAATGTCCTATCCGGTGACTGTAGGACACGATGACGAGTTTTTCGCACCGGGTGCATTCGTGTGGGTCTACCCCATCACGTCCGGCATCCTCCCTCCGGATTACAAACAGTATCATTACTATGACTCGGTTGGGACATGGGCCATCGAATCGGCCGACCTCAAAATTGGCGGACAGTCCATCCAGACTCTCAGTGGAGAATACATAGAGATTTGGAATGACCTAAACATTCCGTATGAAAACCAGCCCGCACTCACGCTCCTGACTGGCAAGAACGACACAACTATTGCAACCGGCCGAGATTACTATGTGAATTTACCATTTTATTTTTATGAAAAATCACAAAATTATCTCCCCATGTGTTCTCTGAGTCGTCAAGACGTGGAGATTCACGTGACCTTTCGCACGCTCCAGGCTCTGACGGCCATACCGGTCGTTGCGACCAACCCTGTCCAGGCGACTCTCATAGTCGAATACGTCTACTTGGACACTCCCGAACTGAACTGGTTCACCAAGACTCGGCTCGAATACGTGATAGACCAGGCTCAATACCAAGAGATTGATCTGACCGCCGGTCTCACACAGGACAACTTTATCCTCAATTTCCGAAACCCCGTCAACGCCCTCTTCTTTGCCATACAGGTCAACGGGGCTCTCCCCTATGACTGGACAAACGACGGTCTCCAACGCATGGGACTCTCATTCAACGGGGAGGAAATCATGCTGAACCGCATCACGGATGCAACACAGCTTGGGGTCATTGAACCCTTCAATAATTTCATTAATTTCCCGACAAGAAATTTTTACATGAAAACATTCAAAAGTCCTATAAACTTCAGCCGTATCAGGTATGTACTCTTGGGTCTGAACATATACAGATCCGACGCATACTATCCAGCCAAGCAGCTCAGGATTACAGCCGTGAGCAAGAATGTTCTTCAGATAAACGATGGGCTCGGAGGCCTAATGTTTATTTCGCAGTAGATGTTAGATGGCTGGACGTACGAGCCTCGCCATTCTTGGCCAGGAGGATGTCTTTTTGAGTTCAGATCCAGAGGTTACATATTTCGTAGAAAAATATGCAAAAAAGACGAATTGGACGTCCAGGATAGACGAGGTTTACTATGGCCCCCAGAACCAGTACTTTGGAGGTGAGACATTTGTCGAACTTCCCAGGTCGGGAGACATTATTTCAAAAATTTACATTAAAATTCAAAACCCAGGAGTATTTTCGAATCTCCTCGACTCGGCCGGAACTCTCATGATTCAGTTTGTCGATCTGTACATTGGGGCTCAGCTCGTCGACAGGCAATGGGGAGAGTACATAGAAATGAAGCAAGATCTTGAAGTACCACAGACGAAGCAGGGTGCTCTCGCCAAGTTGACTGGCAAGAACCTCACTCCGTACCTGACCAACGGAGGGCTCGCAACCTACACAATTGACGTCCCCTTTTTCATGCTGAAGAGAGGTATTCCAATATGTGCCATTAAAGACCCAATCATAGTCCGTATCGGTTTCAGCTCTGTGAACACCTTTAGCATTGGAGCCCCACAGGCTCCCGCGTTCGATTCATCTCTGTACGTAGAATACGTATATTTAGATGACCCAGAACGGGAACACATTAAGAAAACGCCCCTATTGTACCTGAACGAGCACGTCCAGCGCGAGCAGTTCTTTGTTCCTCGAGGAATAACAACCGCAAAATGCAAGACTCAGTTTGCAAATCCTGTCAAGGAGGTTTTCTTTGTTCTCCAGGCCGACACGGCCCTTGGATATGACTACGGAACAACAGACACACTCGTGAACATGTCTATGGAATTTAATGGCGTAACACATTTTGATGAAACTATAGGAACTCCGGGTTTCCTACGACTCATCCAACCACTCGAGTTTCATACCCGAAAACCTGATCGTATCTTCTACATGTATTCGTTCAGTTTTGATCCACAATCTGATGTGCCAACTGGTCATTTGAATTTTTCATTAATAAATAATCAAAATTTTAATTTTAAAATTGTAAATGGTCTCCAGACAGGGACATACATCAGGATATATGCTCTCGCATACAATTTTGTCAGGATTGAGCGCGGGAATACAGAAGTGATGTTTTCTAACTATGAATCATAATGGATTTTGAGAGCTCTGCCATCGAACTCATTATTCCAGTTATGGAATCGGCAACTGTTCTCGGGGCTCATTACGCCAAGTCGTGTGGCCGGAATGAGATTACCGCCCAAGACATGCGCATGGGTATGATGTATGCCGCTCGAAACGTCCTCGGAAAGCAGGTTGGTTCTTTGTATCCCGAGATTTACGATGAAGAGGAGGAAGAGGAAGAGGAAGAAGACGAAGAAGAAGAAGACGAGGACCAAGAATGGTCTCGTTACGAAGGCGAAGACGACATGTCGGGCAAGATGAACGAATGCGCGGACACATGGGATGCATGGGAGCCTGAGTCCCCTGCAGAATTTATGCTGAAAAAAGCTATTGATAAGCAATTAGAGGATGACCCAGATCCGAATATTCGAGATTGAAGACGAGAGTGACGAAGACGAATATCACCCAAAAACACCGAAATATTCAAGTATAGTCGAAGAGGAGGACTATGAAGACGAGGAGGACCAGCCGGTCCCTTGGGACTTTCGGGAAGATGCTTATTTTCAAATTACAACAGATGGTTTGAAAAAGGTTTTATAAGCAAATAAAGATCCCAAAAGAATTAAAACTATAAGAACCCACGGTATCCTTCGTCTCTTTTGAGGTTTGGGAATGGGAAAAGTTTCAGTAATATCAATGAGCCTTTTGCGCTCCACTTCCTCGATTTTTGGAGGCGGTGGAGGTGGAGCCTCTTCGATGCTATAGACGCGCAGGACGAATGCGTTCGTGTCGAGACCTCGAAAGTTGAGCAATTGACCGTCCTTGTCGTACCATTTGACATGGAGACGGCTCAGAGTTCCTATAGGTTGCGGGAAGTATACGGATATGTTGTAGTCTTTGGCCTCGTGGAAGTTCTTGACACACGCCGAACTCACGTCTATTATGATTGGCGCAAATGCCCGGCCAGCATTTGACCCTGTGATTGTGCCGGTCGTCCCCGTGATGGCACCGGTTGCCACGCGGCTTGGACTTCTAAATTCAGTAATGTCAAGGTAGATGTAATCGTTTACTGAAAGGTTTACAATATTTTCAGATATCAAAACTTCTTTCCCGGCATAGGCCGGGTACAAATTCGCATCTACGGGGGTGGTTATATGGTACGTGACTCCTTGGGTAAGTCCTAACATATTCGCAAGTTGTTGGGAGTTTATTATTATAGTAAGTTCGCCGTCATTTGAAAATATAAAATGACCCTCATTTGGAAGATAATCAACCGTGAGTGGCTGGTCAACACTGTTTAGGGAAATGGCATCGGCCAGCCCCTGAGCCGTATAGAATCCATCTGGTATTTTTATATCATTTCCTTGGAAAGTCAATGGTGGAGGATCTCCAGGGTTTTGGATAAAGTTATACATAGTATTTGGGACGCGCGCACTGACCAGATCGACACGGCTTACGTTCTTTATCGGTGTGGCCAGGTGTACATAGTAATCGTTCCCGTTCGGGTACAGATTCGTATCGCGATCTTTTGAATCAGCCATGACAAGTCTGACTGTTTCCATTTATATTTAGGTCTATTTAAATTCAACAGATTTTATCACATTCATAAATTCTGATTTTATATCTATGAATCCTCGATAATCACTGAGGGTCGCAAGGAGACCCTCTCGTATATCCATAAAGTTTTGGAATTCCATTTGAACTTTTAAATCTAAATTTTGTTTTTTTTCAGATGGTAATTTTTTCCACTCACCCTGAGCCTTTTCCCAGTCTTGGAATTCAATGGCCTTTTCGCATGTGTATCGATATTCTGCGCGTCCCATGGTTTTCGGACGAGCGTAGACTCTGAGAATGTCTCCGGTCGAGTCATCAAAGCTGCCGAGGTCTCCGTCAAGCCAGTCGAGCATTTATTTAGATGACGAGGAATTTTTGCGAACCTACACGCATCTTCGTATCCACGTAGATTGGCACCCCCGCAGCGGTGACGTTCTTGGCAAAGGCGTCCTCGTCGGACATTGGCTCAGTGCTCCAGAACGGCGGGCCTTCGATAGCCTCAAGAACCCCCCTGCGTATGAGAACCCAGCCAAGTCCGGTCTTTTCAACCTGAACGTACTGATCCTCATGAGAATCGTCAGGCTTCAGGTAGCTTCCATCCTTGACCGCAGTAAACTCAGGGGCCGGGTTGGAAGGGGTTGGGTCACGGGCGTAGAGCCCAGCCGTCACGTCATGTGGGCTCTCGAGAAGATCGAAAAAGTCGGAGGGTCGGAAGATAACGTCCTGGTCGATCCACATGGCCACTTCGTAGTCCCCGCTGCAAAAGGCCAGGCATTCCGCCCTGGTTGGCTGCTGGCTCACCATGGCCTGGTGGCCCTTCGAGGCGACCTGCATCATCAGATCCGTCCAGCACAGCAGAAAGTCACGCGAATACGTCTTGCCCGGGAGACAGAATACAATCTTGACCATTTGAATGTAAGGAACGCATTTCTTTAGGTACACAACCCGGCAGAATCTACGGATCCAGTCAAACACTGAGCCGCTCCCCAGTCGAGAGAGGGGTCAGTCCCGGTCGTAGGTCGTAAACCTGTTCCAAGTTTATGAATACAGCCTTTGAGTATATCACCTTGTTCGGTCAGGTATGAATTGACACTTGAAGCCCTTCCCGCGTTTCCTTTAAAAGTTTGAGGGCTTGATGCACACGTGTACCAGTCTCCAATAGGAATACACGTCGCAGTATTTGAGCCATCCGTTGTTTGTAATGTATAACCTGCCGGGCACGTGACAGTGTTTGGATTTTCAGTATCCCAAGTAGATATTTTACCTGAATAGACCCCAGCTCCTTGTAGGACTGCGTGCCAGTATACACACGTAGGAGTTGTTAAGGTTGGTTGAGTACACGGGTGCTGAGGGCTGCCAGTACAAACATTAACCGAAGGTTGTGGAACAGACGACCCGGTAGAATAATAGCTATAATTTGTATTACACAAAGGCCCCGAAGCCGCAACATTCGGACAACTGTTTCTTGTGTTCGTATGTCCGTAGCCGACAATGTTTGTACACGTTGCAGAATTTGTCCCATCTGGTGATACTGTAAAAGCAGCCTCAACCTGTTGAAGACCTGTATTGCATTCAAAAGGCGCTCCGGCTACAGGCGCATACTGACCGAGGCTACAGTTTTGAAAACATGGAACATTTCTATTGCAAATACCAGGTGCCTGAACGACTATATCTGGTTGGGCAGTAGTTCCTACGTTCGTGACCGTGTGTCCTGAATTGGGGTTTGAGTTAGTCGCAGCATCTAAACAGCTTTGACCTGTTCCAAGTGCCGGATTTGTCACATTAAATGAGTAATAACTGTACCCGACCACGTTAGGCTGAACTGTTACATCATAACATTCTTCAGAACAGACTCCGTATGTTGAATTTTGACCTGTATATGTCGTGACCCATTCCCCCTCACAGTCTCTGTTCATGGCTCCTTGCTGGTCACCTGCATTACTTGTCGAGTCTTGGAGGTTATCGAGCGGTATATATGTCCCAGTCACTCTACTGGTGCTCCGGCTCGTGCTCGTTTTGGAACTGGAACTGGAACTGGAACTGGAACTGGAACTGGAACTGGAACATTTGTACCCAAACTTTGGACAAAAGAACTTTCCAAAATAGGAACCTCCAGCAGCTAACAAACATACTAAAACTAATACAAAAACTATTATAATCAGGCTATCATCGTCAGTCGCAGAGTTAATCATATTTTGAATTTGCTCTCCTGTCGGAGCCTTCATACTATATTAAAATATAATTATAAAGTAATGGCTGGTCTTGCAAGAAAAGCTGCTGATTTGGGTGAAGACGGTGCAGGCCTGGGAAGAGCCCTTAAGGGAGCCCTGAATGTCGATCTGCCTCCAAATCAAATAAGCGGTATAATAAAATTCGGTGACAGAAGTGTTCCATTTAATATTACGAACATTGCGGATCCCAGTGACGTCGGTCTTATGAGGAGTGCGGCCGAAGAAAACCCAAGTCAGGTAGCGACCCAGGTGGAAGAACTTACGGATGTAGTGAACGCCGCCCCTACAACGCCTCCAAAAGTTAAAAACGCAGAAACCCCAGGTGCTACAGACGCTGATGGAAATTTAGCAAGAAAAGCAGACGGAAGTTTAGAAGATGTCGAAAAATTATCATGGAGCGGGCGAGCAGCAAAGATGATTGGCAATAATCCAGTGAAGACATTTGTAGGAATATCTGCAATTGCAATGACTGCTGTCGCTGGTGCCATGCTTGGGTGTACTGATGGCGTCAAAGTTACCATGACAAATATTTCAATAGTTCCGAATACGTCAAATACACAGATCGAAGTCTCTTATACTCCCCCGGGACCATCTGTTGGATGCGTCGCTGGAATGTTCAGGCCGAGAATAAACGATACTTTTAAGTTTAGTAGCACTGCCGGGTGGACACCGTCTCTCGATGATGCCGGAGATGTCACCATTACAGGAATTAAGGATGACAACATAGTCGTCCTGACTCTTAAGAACCCAATTACGGTTCCTGGAACGGGCGTGCCTCAGTGGGGATATGCCACGTGTTCTTCGTCTTTTGAAAATCAGCTTGCTGGGTTTGTGGCTGATATTATTACGACTGTTGCAATGACGGTTTTGCAAGTGCTGCAAACGGTGGCTCCTGCCGTACAAAGCGGTCTGTGCATTCTTGCTCCAACACTCTGTGACGCATTAGGCGGTGGGAAAACGGTGGCACTTATAATTGCTATTATATGCTGTTTACTTTCGTTAGGGTTGGGTGCATTTATGCTTTTACACAAATAAAATAACTATTAATAATAATGGAAAATAACTTCGAACCCCCAGGCAATAATAGTTCTATAATTTTAATAGGTTTTGTAGGACTTTTTATAATTATAGTTTTAGTAATACTCGTAGTTGCTTGGAAAAAGGGATTTTTTAGTTCGAGCTCGAGCTCGAGCAATTCGTCAAACTCGGGAACAAGCGACTCCACAAATGGGTCAAATTCCGGAGCAAGTTCGAGCTTTGATCAAATAAATATGGATCTCCCCGATCAACCCGACATTATGAGTGTTATTTTCGAAGAGATAGTTTCAGGATTGGAAACTGTCGGCATCGGGCTCGCCATCGACAGAGCCCTAAAACCAAGTTCGTTATGGGACTCCGCAAAATGGGGGAAAACAAAGATTACAGCCATGAAAGATTATTTAAAACGAAGTGCCGGGTATAAGGCGACTGTGAAGGCATCGGGTGACAGAGTTCTCGGAGAAAAGGTGTTTTCAAAGAAAATGTATAACGCGATAATGAGAGGCTCGGTATCACTGGTCGACGCGGCTCGGATGGGTGCTCGTTTTGGCAAGACTGGTATACGAAAGGCCATGACCGATGCCGGGAGAACAAGTGCTGAAATTGAAGCAGCCATCGCAAGTGCGACCGCCGAAGATGCTAGTATATTTCTAAGTGAAACTGCCGCGGCAACCGCTGCAAGGTACGGAGCAGCCGTCGCTTCATCGGTCCGTTCGGCCGTGCAAGGCGCGATTGAAAACCCCGTCGCGTTGGCTTTTGATGCATGGTCTATAGCCGGAATGGTTCTGGATGCCCGAGATTGGGGTGGGTGGTCGAATTATGCGGATACAAATGCGTTATTACGGAATAAGGCTCAGAACGACGCCCAAGTCGCAAATGAGGTATTTTTAGCAAATAATATAAACTATCCGGCAATCATAGGTCCACTTGATGCTCTTCATATGGATATAGGAGATGATGCGTTTAGTGATTTGTTAATTTATAACGTAACCGAACTTTTGTTTCAATCAGTGAACTCAAATGGGCCTATAAACCCAGTTTTGTATAATTTGATTGCAAGTTTTTATAACCGTAGAATTTTTACACAAGGGCAGAATGTAACGGCCGTAGATGTGGCGTATGCCATCAGTTCAATGAGTCAAGCTGATTTTGATAGCATGAATGATTTAATAATAGACGAAATGTGCGTGAGTAATAACGGGGTCTCTTTCGACTCGGGAGTCCCGGGGTGGCCTAAAATGTGTACATATAAAACACAGACAGAATGTCACGCTATTTCTCAGTGGCATTTTGGAAAGGGTATACCGACAAAACCTGCGTATTTGTGTTCCGGTTCCCGGTCTGCGAGTTCTGGATCGGCAACGTGCACAGAGAGTGAATGGGACGGTCTCTACACCGAATGGAGGAACCAAAACTACTTTCCGACAGTTCCTATAAATTTAGTAAACGACCCTGTAACGCACTACATTGCGACTCCTCCGGCCGGAGCGTGCACAGTTCAGAGCCCATCGAATCACTTAGCATGTGACCAAATCATGTGTTTCAACGGTGGTCAATATACTGGAGGTGCCGGGTGTGCCGTAAACCAATATAATAGAACGACGGGCGTATGTTATAACGACGTGCCAGGATTTTGTGATTTGTTAGGAATTGATCAAAAAAGTGATGGGCCGAGAGACCCGATGGGAAATCAATACCCGACATGTTATGAAAGTGAGGGAACTATAGTCGCTGAAGGTGCTCTATCGTTTTCACTTTATAGATCGGCTCATTCATGCACGGCCGCCGGAAATGGATCATGTGCTCCTATGGATTGTTACAACGACATGAACAATGGGTATCACCCAAAAGGGTTTATAAGTCCGATACAAGGAGGAGATATTTGGAGTGTTGATGGAACAGCGGTACAAAACGCGAACGAGACAGTTTCACCAATGCCCCCAGGTCAAGGATCCAACTTAGGTTATATGCCAAATCAAAACTCATGCACCGAGTATCCTTGGGTAACTTAAAATATTCATTAATTTTAGATGAAAATTGCATTAATATATAAACCATACTACGATTGTGATGGCCGGAAATACATGGACATAATTTTAGATTCAAAAATTTTTAAAATTAAGATTCCATTCCGGTACGGGAGAGTCATGTGTAAAGTCTTGGGATTGAAGACAATTCAGGAGATGAAAAAAGATGAAATTATTGAAATAGAATTTATAAAAAAGTCATGGAACGGTCTAGAGCATTTGATCCTTGTATCAATCAAGGAATGCTAACCAGGAATGGGCATCTGGTCCAGGAGACTGCCGAACTAAAGAAGGTACTCACTGTTAGACCAGTAGAGAATGCACTGGGGATACAGGCACCCTCCTTCAAGGTCTGGCGGCAAGTTCCCGGGACAGGCCGGATTCTCATCCCACGTTACTATGATGCCCCGGCGCCCTCCAAGGATACCCGAAAGGCTCCTGCTTCTTGTCCCAGCATTAATTTTACTGGAAAACTTAGAACAGAAACAAGACAGGTCGAAGCGTTTGAAGGAGGCGTTAGAGCTTTCGAAACCGTCGGAGGGGGCGTACTCTCGCTCCCTTGTGGATTTGGTAAAACTACAGTCTCCCTGGCTCTTTCGGCACATCTAAAGGTTCGGACGATGATTGTCGTGCATAAGGAGTTTCTTGCAAATCAATGGGCTGAAAAAATAAACGAATTTTGCCCAGGAGCCACAATAGGTCGGGTTCAAGGGGACGTCTTTGACGTTGAAAAAGACTATGTTATTGCTCTCATTCAGACCCTTTGTATCCGCCCGACCGGTGATGGCCCCAAAGCCTTTCCCAAGGATGCGTTCGACTCAGTTGGTCTGGTTATCGTCGATGAGGCGCACCACATTGGAGCTCCCGCGTTCTCGCAGTTCATGTTCAAGGTGTGTCCGAGGTTTACGCTCGGTCTGACGGCGACGCCAGAACGCAAAGACGGGCTGACGAGGATTCTGTACTGGTTCCTCGGGCCTGAGTTCTTCCGGGTCGAACGAGCGAACCAGGCTCAGACGCGCGTCGTCCCTCTTCAGTACACGCATGAATCGTTCAAGGAATCCCCACCGGTGACGAGGTTTGGGAAGATTAACATGGCTGGAATGATCACATCCCTGACTGAAATCGTCGAACGGAACGACCTGATAGTCGAGACGACTATAGGGGCAGTGAAAGCGAACAGGCGGGTTCTGGTTCTGAGCGATCGGCGCGAGCATTGCTTTGAGCTACATAAAAGATTTGGCTCTAACTCGGGTCTATATGTGGGCGGAATGAAAGAGGCTGATTTGAACGAGTCATCGAAAAAGCCGATAGTCATTGCGACGTTTCAGCTCGCGCACGAGGGTCTTGATATTCCTGCACTTGACACAGTCATACTCTCGACCCCCAAGTCGGACATTAAACAATCGATCGGTCGAATTATGCGTGAAACTCCCGGAAAGACGAACGATCCGCTCATATATGACATTGTAGACCACTGGTCCGTTCTGTACTCAATGTACCGAAAGAGATGCGTGGTCTACAGAGAAGGCGGGTTCGGAGGTTTAGAACCTCTGAAGACCCCAGCCGATGAAGTTTTTGGAAAAGGAAAATGTCAATTTTTATCTTGACATGTATTAAATGCAGCAAATTGGAGGAGATATCACAAGCCCACACTGGAGCCACCAGACGTCTCTTTATGAGAAGAGCCTGGCTGAAATTATTTCAGTCGCACACGTCAAGCCTTGCCTTTCATAGAATCGCCAAGAGCCATGAGGAAAACACCAGCCACGAAGAACATCACGAGATAATTACACTCGGTGTTGTCCGAGCCTGGAAGAGCCGGAAGAGCGAGTACCTGCTGCTGTTTTTGGGGAGGGACGTATACTGGTGGAATGGTTACTGGAGGCCCCCAGGGAGCCATGGGAACTCCCATCTTATTTTAGGTTGAGGAAAAAATTCAAAGTCCGAAGGACACCCTCTCAGATCGATACCTCCTTCTTCTTGGTCTTGCGACCGCGAGGCGTTTTTACGTTCACCTCGCGTGATTCGCCACCTGCGTCGACTGATACAATATCCGAGACGTCATCGTCGTCTGGCCTGGGTGGCCGAGAGTTTACAGCTGGCGGAGGTCCCATCATATTCATAAGAGACCCAAAGTCCATACCAGGTCCGCGCATCTCGCCACGACGGAGACCGCCGGCGGGCGGGTCAGCTGCACCGGGCATCTGAGACCGCTGTACTGCGTCAACCATGTTCCGCATCAGTTCAGGGTTCTGCTGCATCACCTGTGTCGGGTTTGGCACTGCCGCCTTGAACATCGAGTTGGTCAGGTGGAACATCATAGCCGACCCGCCAACCATCATGATGAGCTTGACCTCTGGTGCAACCTGTACCTTCGTGCGATACTTGGCATAGAGCTCTTCGAAAACACCGTCATAGTCGTCGATATTCTCCATAGTGTTCTGAGACCAACCGTTCAGCTCAACGTCGAACGGGTCGAACTTGTCATTCAGGAACTCGAGGCCCGTCACGCACGCCACGAGCATACGGCGCTGGAACTTGATCGAACGCTCAACCTCAATCGAATACGTCATACGCTTGTACTCTGTGCGAATCTCCTCAATGTCCGAAAAGATCGTCAGGCGCTGGCTTGAAGTGACACCCTTCTTGTTCAGACGGGCAATCTTGTTCAGCAAGTCAGCCTTCTCGTCCTCGATAGTTTTGTATCCGTCAGACGGGATCTGCTCACCACCCCCACCTCCACCTTCCTGATGGTCGTACTCGTCAGGATCCTCGCCCCCATCATATTCCTCAGGAGGCGGAGGGGGTGCTGACGTTCGCTTGTCGGGATTCATGAACACGTCCATGCCATCATCAGGAGGCCCAGCATTCATGGACGGCCCAGGAGCCTGCTTGGCGAACGGGGAAGGCCGGGCTGGCTTGGGCTTTACAGCCACTCTTTTCGTCGGAAGCTGGAAGGAAATCTCGTCAAGCAGGGCTGACTCGTCATCATTCAGATTCATGTTGGTTCCTTCGCGAGTATCAAAACTAATGTCCATATGGAATGTTTAAAGAAAGAAGGTTGGTAGCTTTAACGCATGTTCCCAAAAATAATGTCTACCAAATGCAAATGAAGATGAAGTTTAGCAAGGTGGCGATCATTGCCCTGCTTGTTGTAATTATGTATATCCTGCTCAAGGGTCGGACGAGCAACTACATTTCCCGTGGTGGCGCCGATATTGGGATAAACCCAGGAAAGACGGTCATGGATGGCGTGGCCAGCATCTTTGACGTGAAGAACAACCTGAAGTGCGTCCCGGGTCCAGGAGGCGACTCGGCGTACTATACCCAGGATCTGACCCCAGGCGGTCTGTGCGGTGACATGCAGTTTGTCAAGAGCCAGCAGCGTGATTTCACCATTAGTTCTGGCATTGGCGGATCTCTCCTTGACCGTCTAGCTTAAATTCCTTTTTTAATTCTTCGATATTTTGATAATATCGTGCAAGGTCCTTTTTGAACCGCGCATCCTGCTTTGCTCCCGTTTTGTAGAGCCAGGCAAGATTTGCTTTACTATATTTCGTACGAGTCTGATTCTCGGTCGGTCGCCGAGGTGCGCACCCTTTGGCTTTGAGAGGAACCGGTACGTCCTTTTTGTTTATAAAACTCAGAGCCTGCATGACCGTGTCGGCCAAGTCGTCCTTCTTCTTGTGCTTATCGAAAAAGGTGACCCATTCTTGGTTCGTTTCGAGAATAAAAGCACGGGCTCGTTCGATTGAAGTCTTTTTGCGCTCTGCATATCGCGCCTTTCCCGGACCGGCCACATCCGGAACCTTGTGGCGCGCGTCCCAAATGGTCACATCTTTCTCCTTGACAAGGAAATACGTATGAAGCAGGTTTTCAACTCCTTTCATAGAGCGGTTCCTGTCGGGCTGTTTTTCTATAATAACCGTCGTCGCGTCAAGAATCCAGGGCTTCTCGTTGAGATGCCTGACGAGACACGGGAAAATGCCGTCGGCGTGCTTGGGCGGCACCCCTGAGACATCCCAATGTGAAATTTTGCGAGTTTTTGGGTCAATCAAACACATGGCCAGGTTTTTTATGCCGCAGTCGATTGACAAGAGCATTCTTTAATAAGGTCAGTGAGTTTTTAACTGAGACACGTTGTTCCGGAAAGAGTCTGTCCCGCTGGGCAGTTGGGCTGAACACACGGTTTCTCGGAACCTGTTGCTACTGGATAAAAGAATATGAATCCTGTTACAAACATAAGAATCAGAAAAAGTGTAAAAATATAGAGATACTGAGCTTTCATATATTTGATTTAAAATTTATACAGATATAAAGGATTAATTATTTTGTATTTAAATGACTTTGGTATGTTGGTGGTGTGTCCACCCTCACGAAAACAGTCTTCCATTTCATCTTCCATTAAAATATGATGACCTTCGTAAAAGGTACAGCACCATTGGAAACTTCTGCTCATGGTCGTGCACAAAGGCGTATGCGCTTGATATGGATACAGCTCGGAAAGGTGAGATTACGTCTATTCTGGCAATGATGCGTCTTCAGTCTATAGGGCACTACGAGCCTTTGTGGCAGGCTCCAAAGCGGCAGATGCTTCAGTGTTTCGGTGGAACTCTAACAATTGAAGAATTCAGAAAGTTTGGTGGGAAGGTGGAGCCGCCCGTGCTTCACTGGCCTTTCGAACACAGGTACGTTCCTGTGACTGAAGAAAAGATTGAAAATCAAAAACCTTCTAAATCTGTGCCAAATCCGGGGAGACTCAAAGCGATCGAAGATTCGACACCGACGGCCGACTCGCTCAGACTCAAACGAGACAAGCCACTCGCACGGGCGTCATCAAAGTTAGAGAGTGCACTCGGTATTACGAGAAAGGCGAAATGAACTGGTTATTTTATAAAGACGACCCAAAGCCATTCAAATTCGAACACGGTACGGTTGTCTATGCCAACGACTATGCAGCGGCTGTCACAAAATTGAAAAAGATTGATGAAAAATCTTTTTCAATTCGAGAAAATGGAGAATATCAATGGTATATTGAATTTTCTCCCGAAGTTTTTATAAATTTTGAAAGTCCGAGTCTGCACAAAGCTCGAATGCAAGGCCCGTGGTTGTTGATGCAAGACCGGAGAGCTAAGAGATGACAATAGAACCATTAGCATTTTTATTCGTTCCTACAGCATATGTTACGGCAGTACATCCTTGTGCCATGGAAGTACATCCTGGAGCGTAAGTACTTGTGGCATTAGGGCCGAAATATCCACTTCCACATGTTGGGTATGATATGGAACCATTATGCCAGTTAGAACCACCAAAAGCCCCAAATGTCGCCCCGCCTCCTGAAAACTGTGAGACATTGTACAATCCCATGATTCCGATTCCGCTGTACGCGGACTGCACCCCCATCCCGTTTGGGGTTGCTGACGTGGCACCCTGGCCATCTCCTCCTGCCGTGGTTGCCGACGCACCACCACCACCACCTGCGGCAATAAAAACACGGTTTGCATTACCTACTACTGTACTGGAAAAAGCATTAAAATCAATCATCACAAACGATCCTCCACCGCCAGACATTCCTGTGCCACCTTCGACAATACCACACTGTCCTACTACACAATATACAGTTTGTCCGGCATTCAGGGTTATAGTAGCAGTAACAACAGCACCATTACCACCACTATAGCTGGAACCATTTTGCCCACCCGCTGCCGTAACAACGAAAGTATATGGTCGAGTATAGGGAACGGTAAATTGCTGTATTCCACTTGAAACAGTTACTCCAAATTTATTTGGAGAATATGTAACAGTTGAAGGTCCATATGGCCCGGTTGCTCCCATACTTGTAAGTGTAATAGGCAAGCATGATGCTATAGTAACCGCACCACATGAAGGTGAAGCAGCTGTAGACGTTGCGGGTGGGGTGGTCCCTGTTCCCGTTGCAGGAGTAGTCGTAGTCCACGTATACCCAGCACCCGCCACACTTCCGCCCGCATATCCGCAGGTCGCTGGGCACGAACCCGCGGGTGTCGTCATATTGTAATATCCTGAGGCATTGCAGTTATTTGCAGGGCATGAAACTGGACTATCTGTAGACGTTGCGGGTGGGGTGGTCCCTGTTCCCGTTGCAGCAATGCTCGTATTCCACGTATACCCAGCACCCGCCACATTTCCGCCCGCATATGGACAGGTCGCTGGGCACGGCGTCGCGGGCGTGGCCATATTGTA